CCTACGGTAAAGCTGTTTGAGAACGACCTTATCCCCCGCACAAGCAATCCATCTGTTGTTGGGCTAGTCCCTAGAGCCATACCAAACAGCCCCTTGGTTTGTATTTCAGCATCGGCATCGGCTTCCTCCCAAAGACCAGTACCGCTATTATCTCTTAATACATAGACCTTTCCTGCAGTGAGAGTTCCTGTACCAAACTTAACTACCTGACCTTCATGCGCTCCAGAGACATACGCAGCCGTTCGAGTCTTTACCTCAAGATAAACGCCGTCTAGTTCATTAGCTGAAGTGATAAAGCCTAGGTCATTAGTCAAATCAGATGTGGCAGAAGGTATAGCGGTATTACCTTCTAGTGCAGTGCCTGATGTTGTGCCAAAACCAGGGAAGGAAACCTTAGCAGTGTTAGCCGATACGTCAGTGGCAATGTCTATGCCGTCTACTGTTCCGGTTAAAGTAATATTACCAGTTACACTGAAATTACCAAAGACTGCCGTGTTGCCCTGAAATAGAACAATTAGAGCTTGGAAAGTAGTGGCTGCTGAAGTGGTTAAGGAAAAAGAAGCTAATGAATCATTAAAGGCATCTGTTGCGCTAGACGCTGCTAAGTCAGCAAGACCGATATCTGCCGCGCTAGCGACAACTTGGAAGTTGTTGAACTCCGCATTAAACTCTAGCTGTCCATCGGTTTCGGTAGCACCCTGTGTCCAAGTAAATGCCGTCGTCACTTCGTAGAAACCATCGCTTGCAACAGTACCCTTACAGGCAAACCTATCGCCCACAGCCATTGAGATTGTGCCGCTACCAATGCCTGTACCGCCACTAGCGCCATCCAACAATACGCCGTGATACTTAGTCAGCCCGCTAAGTTTAGCGCGTTCAGCGGCAGTAATAGTTGTTGGAGGGTTGTCTAAGTCGCCGTAATCAATGCCCGAGGTTCCGGCAGTAAATGTGACGGTGCTACTCGCGTTAGTAAAGTTCCAATCCCTCCCATGGTTGACAAGGCTGTTAATAGTCGTGGTAGGCAGGGGACTAGAGCTACTTCCTGCAACGCTAATTGCCGTGGTCTGCACCTCGCTACCAGCTGTTCCGCTTTGTACGTTAATGTCAACTTGACCAGGGCTTGTTTCGCTTAGGTCAATGTTGGTACGCGCACCCGCTTGCAGCTTGCCCGTTGTACCAGTTACAGAGACATGGCTTTCGTCAGTCGCGCTAGTATTTATGTAGACCCCTGCGCCATCGCTAGTGGTGCTATTCTTAAACACGGCTAGTATATCACTGACGCTTGCGCTCGTGCTAGCAATATCATTGATTTGCCCCTGAGTTACAAACTTGTGGGCAGCGGTAGAATCGTCTACTTCATCGGAGCTTAGTGGTTCAGAACTAGCGTCAACATCAAAGTCTGCAATCTGATCACCATTAGCGTTCATGGTAATCGCGTCAAGCTTTAGCTGATCACTAGCACTAACACTTCCACCGCCTCCGGTAAACCCCGTGATTGTGTCAACGCCAGTTCCAGCAGCGTTGACGTTTATGAAATCTAGCTTTGTTACCTGCTCAGGCTTTAATGACCGGCCCAAGAACCTTTCTTCGCCAAATATCCTTTGGGACCGTACAACCCCACCAGGCACCGGGGGTATACCTCCTCCGTCAAGATTCAGGCCCTTGTTGCCAGTGGTGTTTAGCTCAGTGATTACCCTTGGGTCATGCTCAAGCTCTACGCCTGTCATATTGATAATGCCTGACTCCAAATCAATGTCAACCCGCTGCACAATAAGGCGCATACTCTCACGAGTAAAGTCAAAGATGTTACGAGGGCTAATGACTCGATTTCTAGAGCTTCCTGGCCTAGGCTTCAGGATTAAATCAAACTGACGCCTTGCTTCACCATAGTAGCTCATCCCTACATTGGCGGCTACCTGTAAAATACCCTTGTTTGCAGCTTGAGTTTCATGTAAAGAATCCCATTGACTAGAATAGCTGCCTGTAGGCCACTCATTGGTGTTGGGATCGTATACGCCCACATGAAGGTAGCCAAGCGCACCAAAGAGCTCATTGTACCTGCTGCCCAAAAGAGTTGTTCCAAGTAGCAGGGATTCAGAGCCATTTGGGTCGTCATCCTGTGAGCTGAACATCGTGTCTTCAGAACGACTTGCATCACCAAGATAGAATTCAAAGTCAGTCCAAGTAGGTGGGTCAATAAGAACATTACCTAACCAACTATAGTTGCTAGATGGGTTAGGCCAGGCCGATACATCAGTATCGTACAGGATAAACCCTTCAGCAGTATACCCCTTTACGGAACAGTCGATAGTAATACCCACTTGATCTCCTGCGACATCAGGTAGCGCAGGGATTTGCAGGTCTATGTCTGTAGATATAACGGGGTTAGGGTAGTCGTTGCCAGCTAATCCAATTGGATTGCTTTCTAGCCAGTCAATCAAAATACCGTTTGAACTTTCTCCCATCCACTCTTGATGGGATTCGTTGTTGTAAATGGTTTTGTTTACGCTGTCAGGCTGTCTCTTTAGAAACAACCCTACAGGGTACGTAGTTACTTCTCCGTTCTCGTCATCATACTCAATAGTCTCTACGGCAGGTTGCGTAAATTCAGGGTGCAAGACCATGAATTCAAACCGGTCAGCGGAATTAGTGGTCCATTCGGCGTCACTGTGCTGTATGGGATAGTAAAACCTGTTTGTATAACTATTAGCACCTACCGCCAAATAAGGGATTTGAATCTCACCCCAATCAGTCTCGTCAGTAAAATCACTAGCGCTCAGTTGAGTGGCGGTCTGTTTTAAATAGTAGGAGCCAACCTGAATCTGCATGCTGCAAATTATTTTGGCGCCAATCATTTCGTCAGCCCTACTCACCGGATCACCAATCACATTTAGGCTGTCGTTCTTTGGGCTCCTTACCCGCATACGGAAAATTCCACGTATACGGAAACCAGTGCCCTGTGGTATTTCTATCTCGGCGTTATTCTTTGGGAAGTCACCTAGCCGAGCGCCTTCTTGGTCTCCTTGAAAGTCACCAAGGTTTGGGCGCGGAATGCCTGTAATAACCGGGTCACGAAAGTTGGCGTCAATTACGTGGGTTTGTGCCCGAGGAAACACCCTTGTGCTACCGCCATTGCGATGCACATACGTCACCGTAGAAGCTGGCGGAAGAACAGACTCCTTGCTGCCGACTAATATGTCGTAGTTTGAGTCAGAGTCAATGTAACTGCCCTGATTAATTTCCGTAGGGCCGTAGTTGCTCGTGATACCCGGACTAGAAAGATTATTTTTACTAAGACCGTATTGATACTTCCCGTAGAACTCAGGGTCTGCTAAGTAGGGCAGTGCACTGACGCAGTAAAACCTACCTTCACTCATTGACATAGTCAATTGGAAAGCAATCATAATATCCTTTAGGACATCTAGACAACTTAGGGTCTTTCTCTTTACTAGAAAGAGGTTCTCAAAAATGTTAGGTCTTTCGGCTTCAGTTAAAAACGTACCGCTATTGCATCCAGTTCTTGACAATGGTCCTACATCGTATCCAACTTGATTGGCATTGATGTCATGATTGTCATGATAGATATCGGTAATGTAAGAGAACACCACATCAGGTGTACCAAACAACGGCAGTGTGGGCAGGTACTGAAAGCACCGAGCCATATGCGTTTGCAGCGTAGCATGGTCATCATATTGAGCTCCATTAGGAGCACGGTATGACTGTTCAGCGAGCAGACTTAAACCATCGACGGCTGTAAAAGAAACCGCATATGGGTCAATGCCGTAATCGACCTGAACAGACTGTGGCGCAACCACGCCTCTCCATTCAACTATCTCATTTAGATAGGTTACACCACCGAGCTCTACTTCATCAATAAAACCATACGTAACACCGATATTGAACTCGGTAGTTTCGCGTATAGCCTCTAGTATTTTGGCTTGATCATCGTTCTGAATAATCAGGTTTACCTTTAAGCTGCTAGACTTAATTGGGTCAAACACATTGTCAGTCCTGCCTTCGTACTGGAGGTTTAACCCACCACTAGCAATGGTTAACTGCTTCGGATCATTAGAAGAAAACCCCCATCCAAAAGCAGTGTTCTCTAGGTCATATACATAAAGGAACCTTTGGAACTCCCGATTAGGCTGCTTCCACTTTGCGTAATACCTTTTTGTTACTGCCATTATCCTCCAATTCGGGTCATTTGACGACCGCTGTTTTGATTGCTTATGACAATATCATTGCCATCAATGCGGCTGCCAAAAGCCATGGGGTCACCGCCACCCTGAGCAGACCGGAAACCAAGGCCACCCGAAAGAAACCCGCTGAGGCCACCATCACCCATAAGCTGAGATGCCGTCGAAGCAAGTCCGGTGGGCGCACCTGCTGCTGTTGTTCCGCCTGACAGGAGAGCTAGAATTGCATATAAGGCAATTAAAGAAACTAGCTTACCAATGATTCGAGTGAAGAAGCTTAAGAAAGCATTGCCTAGCTCCTTAAAGAAGTTAGTGCCTCCTTCAAGTGCAGTGCTAAATGCATTGCCTAGCGCGTTAGCAAAATCCCGGACTACCCGAAGCTGATTGACGGTTGTTTCAGCGGCCTCATCAGCGCTTTCCTTGCGCAGCTTACGGATGTCCTCATCCAACTTGTAGTACAGCTCCCGCTGCTCCTGGACACTGAGTTCAGCGTCCTTCACAATATTGTCTACAGCCTGTCTATGGTCCGCAATTTGATTCTCCAAATCTGAGCGAAGGAACTTGGTATATTCTTCCCTAGCTTTCTTTCTTTTAGCGTTGGCCTGGTCCTCTTGATCCTCAAAAACCTCACCGGTCAACCTTGTCTCAAGAAGCTCTAGTAGCGGAGCAATCTGATCTGATGAGATACCTAGGTCTGCGGCCTCATCCGCTATTCCCGCTATTTGCTGTCGAACCCCAATCAGCTTTCTGCCAATGTCACCTGTAGTTAAGCGCTCGAGCTGTAAGTTTAAATCAGCTAAGAAAGAAGTACGGTCGGCAGCTATGTCAGCCGTTGCAATTGCCCTAAGCGATGCTGCAATACCATCAATCTCATCTCCAGTTCCACCAGCAGCCTTAAGCTGGTCAACCAAGTTTTTAATTTTAATATTGACTTCAGCTAGCCTCCTTTGATAATCAGGCAATTGCTGCGCACGAGCTTTAGCAAGTTCATTTTCAGCCCTTAAGAGTAGTTTGGACCTCTTCTTCGAGTTTTCTACTCCTCGTTTTTCAGCGTCCTCAGCGTCAGCCTGAAGCTTGTTTCCGTCAGCGAAGATTTGGTTCAGCGCTTTCTGCGATTCAGCGCGTTCTCTGGCTGCTACTATCGCTTTGTCTACTTCAAACCTCTCAAGTCTTAATTGATCTATAGTTCTTGTGCGCTCCACATAAGCGTCCGCAAGCTCACTTCCAACCGCTGTAAGCGCTTGCGATTTGGTGGCGTTTTCGCCCTCCTCAGCAAGCTTCCGGCCTAACTTTATTGTACCCCGCTGTAAATCCGTAAGGTCACGAATCTCTTCTCCTAAGGCTGAATAAGTACCCCGTAACCTAGTGATGGCAGCTACTGTTCCATCTACGTCACTAATCTGACTTGATGACCTTAAGTCTTGTGAATCTTCTAATAACTGTTTACTTTTTCTAGCTTCTTCTGCTGCAAAACCTACCTCCCCACCAAAATAAGCAGCGGCAGCGGCGGCAGCCAAAAGAGAAATTACAATTAACCCCGAAGCTGTAGACAAGGCAGCAACTGCAATCGTAAGCTGACCAACAACAAAGGTTAGGCCGGCAATGACAGGTGTAAGCGCAATGAAAGTACCTAAAAGAGACTTTGTACCAGGGCTAAGAGATGTAAATACCCTTGCAAGACCAACCATAATGTCTCGCAACACCTCTGTTGCCGGAACTAAAGTTCTACCTAGCTCAATACCTAAGTTTTGAAAGGCGTTCTTGAGCTGTTCAACAGTAAAGAAAAGCTCTCCTTCAAACTCTTCAGAAAGCCTATTGGCAGCACCACCAGCTAGGTCAAACAAGACTTGTAAGTCCTTTAAGTCACCACCCTGGTCCTGCAAAATAGAGCCGACAACTGCGGCACGGCTATTAAGAATACCGAGGATTTCTGAGTACTCTAAATTGCCTTCAGTAAATTTAGCAAGGGCAACATTACCGTCACTGTATGATTTAGCTAGCTTATTAAACGTAGACCTCAGCTTAGTACCGGCAGTAGAGCCCTTAATAGCTGAATTGGCTAGCAAAGCAAGCAGTGCAACAGAGTCTTCTAAACTTACATTTTGTTGCTTTAGGATTGGACCAATATTTTTTAGTCCCTCTCGCAACTGAGGAATTGTAAGCGCACTGCTTTGCACAGCCTGAGCATACAAGTCAGTAACCCTTCCTGCCTGATCAGCCTCTAATCTGAAAATGTTCAGAGCCTCCTTTACCGCTGACGCTGAACCTGCTAAGTCCTCATCAAGAGCACCGGCTAGTGAAGATATAGCAGGAATAATGTTGCCGATGTCGCGGCCCGAAGTACCGAGCTTCGCAAGTTCTTTTTGCGCCTCAACAATTTGAATGCGCGTAAAGATTGTGCTTTCACCTAAGCCCCGCGCTTGTTCAGAGAGTTTACGAAAATCAGCCTTGCCTACAAGGGACCGCAACTGAACACTGACCTTGTTAAACTCCGATGCCGTGCTAACTGCAGCGCCCCCTACCAAAGCAAACGCAAGACCCAATCCCCGGCTGATACTAGAGCCTACTTTCGTGGCCTTTTGACCAAAAGTGACTAACTTACTTTGAGCAATCTCAGCGTTCTTCATGAACCCTGTGATATCCATCGTTAGGATGGCACTTAGCCGTGAAAACTCTGATATACTCGCCATTAGAACTTCTTTAGTTTAGCAAACAAGGCTTCGCGTTCTTCTGCAGAACTAACCTTGGTTTCAGCCTCTGAAGTTACATCTAGTAGCGGGTGGAAATCAGCCGGTGAAAACCTCTTGCCTTTCCCGCTATTTACGTTCGCAAGTAACGCTAGGATAGTTGCTGCCATATCCCACTGACGTGCCAACCTAAAGTCATGTCCGCGAGAATACAGGGAAAACTCTCGGAACGTCATGTCCCAAAACTGATCCGGCGTTAACCCTAAAGCCATGCCCCTTTCGTAAAGGGACCACAAGGTTAGCTCTTCAGCGACCTCTTCTGAGCCCTTGTTTTTTTTTGCTCCTCGTCGCCGCCAAGGGACTCCGTAACAAAGTCCGACATCTCCTCGAACAACCCAGGCTCATCTAAAGCTTGGGCACAGAAGGTTTCAAAATCAGGGACAGGCTGCTTCTTCCCATGCTTCAGACTGTAGTTCTGAATCCCGTAGTAAACCATACTTGGAACACTATCGAAAGGGTTCTCGGTAAGGAATGCATCCAACTCACTCAGCTTCAGCTTTTCCTTAGCGCACAGGATGCGAAGGGAATTCATATTAAGCAAAGTGTGGTATGTCTTTGTACCTACCTTAAAGGAGTACTCTCCTCGAAATTTATTGTCCATTATTAGGTAATGTCAAACTGAATGTTAAACAGCGTTGCTGCTTCTGCCGTTGAGTCAGCGTGTTTAATTCTATAACCAAAGTCATACGTTCCATTAGTGCCGCTTACGGGCAGCCTAAAGAAAAGTTGATGGTTCGCAGAAAAAGGAACTGTAGCCCCCCAAATAGGGGATGCCGAGAAAAAGGCCAGTTCTAGATATGTTCTAACACCACTAGACGACTCAATAAACATCTCTATCGTATTTTGCGTACTACCACTAGTGGCTTGCTGTCCAACAGTAATGTCAAACTCGTCACCCCAACTCGCCGAGTGATTGGTGGTTTGACCAACACTCAAACTGACCAATCCATCACTAGTCTCAAAAGCTGTCCAGGTTCTCGGCTTATGCAGGGCTAAACCATTAGTAGTAGCCGCGAAGAAATCAAGGTTGTTGGCTAACTCGCTTCCAGTAGGTTGGCCAAAATCACCGAACGAGTAGCCAATCATATAGCCTACACTAGTTTCACTAGAGCCATCTGTAACCACCGTCTCCAAGTAAGCGTGATTCGCACTATTATCGTCAACACTACTGCTATTAGCAAAAATCAAATGACGCTCGTCAGTACCTGGACTAAAACCAGACCAAGTATAATCAACGCTATTACCAACTGAGCCGCTAATTGTAAACGACTTAGTTTGTACTAATTGCATCGCTTGCCCCATTCCTGGCCACATGTACAACTTAGCTTCGACAGTGTTTCCGTCTACGATATGAGAACCACTCAAAGTAAATTGAATGAATGCGTTAGAATCCTGTAAATCAGGCAGAGAATATACCAGTCCATTCGTGTCCTCTACAGATAACGAGCTTGCTGTCTGCAAATCAGAAATGGCATGGGTGGAAGTACTAGTGGGTGTTGAGAACGGCAGTTCGTTCTCGACGAAACCGCCACCGCCACCGCCGCCACCACCGCTGCCGCCACCGGCGCCTGCCAGCTAATCTTTAATCAGGCTGTCAACGCCAGAGAAGGTTACCGAGTAAGTTGCAGTTTCATCGACAGCGCCCGTAAGGCTGATGCTGTCAATAAGGGCAATACCTACGTAAGCCGTTTGGTTGTCCAAGTAGAACCGAACAATAACATACTCACCGTCGTTTGCAATGTCAACGAGGGTACGACCGGTATCAGCAAGAACTGACTCAATAAGTCCCTCGGCGGAAACAGTAAAGCTGTTGTCCTTTTCCTGAATCACACCACCCTGACCAGCATCGCGAGCGACGTCGTTAATCTCATTGGAGATATCCAAGGTGCTGTTCGTGGCTGCAGCTAGGATTGTAAAGGAACTACGTGCCCATGTTCCGCTACCACCTCCGGTATATGATCCGGCAGCAGTAAATTCACCTGCTGTTGTTTTTACAAGGTAAAAGCCCACCACTAAGGATGCAGTGTTCATTGCGGTCTCAATATCTGCGTCTATCGTGGCAGAATCGACAAAAATCAAGGGCTTGTCAGTGCTATCTGTGTCAATGTGATAGACCGCAAGGTTATTTGCGTTAAGAATACTAGCCATGATTATGCAGTGTAATAGTAAAGTTTACCGTATCCGTTAACAGTAACAGAGTAGGTTACATTGTCGTCAAAACCACCAGAAAGAGAGAAGCTTTCGACCAAGCCCTGGCCTACGTATACAGTAGAGCTAGTGCTAGTCACGTCAGTATCAAACTTGACAACGACATACTTACTTCCTGAACTAGAAAGAAACATATCCTGAGCATTGTCATTACCTGAGTCAGTCAGGAATCCATCCCCTGAAAAACTCCAAGTCTGAGCTCCACTTACGATGTATGTTTCTGAGCCGCCAGCGCCATCACGAGCAACGATTTCATTCACCGTATTACTTACGTCCATGCTGGTATTGGTGGCAGCAAGGGCAAGGTTGAAATCTGTAACCTCAGTAAAGGTAGTAGGGGTGGCTGACACGCTTATGATGTTGACGAACTTCCGGAAAACCCCCGTGGTACCGACAAGCATGACGTTATCTCCGGCTGCTGCACCATTAGCCTCAGCGTCGGCGACGGCTAAATCATCGGTGCTTCCTGCGCCAACAATGAATGGATTAGTGCTACCTTCTGTCGTGTCCAACACGTAGAGACCGAGTACTTTCGATTTAATAATTGCCATGTCGATTTATTTAGGTATAACGCCTTTCTTCCTCAATCTGCGCACTAAGTTCTGCATACCCTTGCGAATCTTCTTCTTTGCCACGGGGATGCCCCTACGGATTGCCGGCTGAAGGAAGTAAGCCCCTTGGTGGTTGACCGTACCTAGCTCTGCCCAGTGCGCTCGCCAACCCGCCATCTTAACTATACCACCTTTAGCGCCTGTAATAGTGCCCTTTTTTATACCCCCGACAAAAACAGATACGTGACCGAACTTCTTCTTCTTAGCCTTCCTAGCGCGGAAGCTTGCCGCCAAAGCACCTGTAGCGCCAATAGGAGAGCCCTGGCGCATATCGGCAGCCATAGGTTCACCCGCCCTTTTTAAGATTAGGTAAAGCTCTTTCTGTCTCTGCTCTAACGAAACGTATTTACGCAGTAGGGTAGGTAGCGGGTCTTTACGACTCGTGCCCTTGATAATAAATGCAGTAGACTTTCTTCCTAGTTGAGCCATTAGTCAGCAGGGTTAGAGTCATTGGTGTTATCGCGGCGACGAGCTCGGATACGTACCCCCTCGCGGCGACCGATAGGTAGTATGCTGTATACGTTAAAGCGACCGCCATTGTACATGATGATGTCGCTGAATTCAATGCCAGAAAGGTAGCGGCACTTAAACTCAATCTTCATTTCGCCAACGCGCTGATCGTCGTCCGTAAACTCTGAAGCACCAGCGGAAGGTGTACCCATGTGGACTACCATGCAGCGGACATTGCCATATCGCAACGTCTCCGTTTCTACCCAGTCACCATATGTATTCACATTCTGTGCGACAGAGTAGATGCTGAACTTATCGTGTAAGTCACCGGCCCGCATCAGTATTGCCTTACACTAGATACCAAGCGCCGGACGCCCTCCTTTACCTCCGTGGTAATACCGCCTACTATTTCTGCCTCGCGCATGTTGTAGTAGTGACCAATCAACAATAAGGCCGCCTGGACATACTGCTTCGGTAGAGAACCTAAAGCGGTACCGCAGCTGACGCGCAACCTGAAACTCATTTTCTCCCCTCCCTCACTAAGCTGCTGGCATAGCTCACTGTAATCAAACTGACTTGGGTACTGGTCAGTCATGGCAGTATGCTTGAATAAAGTGCCGTTGTTTATCGCGAAGTAGGAGCTACTCGTATGCGTATGGTCACCAGTGACTGTCCCGTCAATACGGTATAGTCCCGCCTGAAGGTTTTGAAACGTATGGACTGTATAGCCGCCCGAGCCGCTAGCTGTATCTACCTGAACATACTGCTCAGTATGCCAATTATAGCGGCTTAAAGTATGTGTGATAGCCGAAGGTGTGTCGCTAGTGTCAGTGACTAATTGCTGCACATCAACGGAAGTATTAAAGACATCAACGTCAACAACCCTGTTTACTGCGGTACCGCCTGTAAAAGAGAGTTGAACAAAGTGGTGACCGTGGACCTCATCGTCGGGCACTACCGGAATGTGCTTCGTAAATACACCATTTTCAAAATACTCCAAAGACAATACAGAAGTAATGCCCTGAAGCTTTTGAATGCGAAAAGGTGCCCTGAACTCAGAGTAGTCCAGGAGCACCTTCGCAGTAGATAGACCGAGAACTCGGTCGGAAAGATTTTGCAGATAGTCTACCGCAGCATCGCGATAGATATCTAGCAGGTCATCTTCAGATTCATCAATCGCACGAACGTGAGCCCGCATGGTAACGGAGCTCACGAACGTGTCGTCTATAGGCGATGTGCGATTGACTTCATAGAACATTAGTCGCGGTAACCGGTGAAACCGTAGCCACCGAAGTTAGTTCCGGTTCGGTTCGTCATGTCCGTCAGGGTCTTAAAGGACCGGTACACGTTGGCGATGATGCGAACGACCCCGCTATCGGCGTCAGTGTAAGGGTCAATAATCAAATTTAAACCACCCCACCTACATTGTACGGCGCGGGTAGCGTCCATCATGTACAGGTGACCGGCGTCAACAGAGCTATTGATGACCGTCGGGTACTCGAGGACGGATTGGCGGGTACTTGGGGAAGAGGCAAACAGCAGACCGGAACCGGCGTCGAGAGAGAGCTGACGATTAGTACGGTAAGCGGTAGGGCTAGTGAGAACGCGAATGTTCTGATTGTCTACGTTGTCAATCATCAAATCCTCCTCCATATGAAGGGCGTTCTGAGTTGCGGCGGCGAATTGGGCAATCGTTCCACCAGCGCGGTGATCAGCAGCTGCGTCAATAGCAGAGACAACAGTGGTGTTGAACTTTGCGTCCACAGCCTTGCGAATCTCAGAAGCAACAAAAGCGCCGAGATCGTCAGAGGTCTGAGCCAAGAGCTGCTCGGTCACCTGAACGTGAGCGGAAACCCGGGTTGGGGTCAGCTCAATGGCGCTGAACGTCATGTTGCCCACTGCCTGGGGTGCGCTCTCATTTGGGGTAGCCGTTCCGGGAGGCTTGTCCGCAACTTGGAAGACAACATTACCGCTGACGCCCGTGACCGTGCGCACACCCAGCTGCGTGGCGACGTCGTTCGGGTGCAAGAACTCGGTGAACCCCTGGTCGGCTACACCAATCTTACCACCAAACGCGTCAGCCGTGGTGCCTACCGTCGCGGTTCCGAGGGCGTCAACACGCTTCTCCGTAAGAAAACTCGGGACGCTGATGCCACCGGCGATGTTCACCTTAGAGTCGGTAAACTCTGATCGAGCCTCTTGGTTCATCTCTGCTTCAAGGCCAGAGAGCTTACCTTGTGCGGCCTCACGAAGGGCCTTTCCAAAGCTGTAACGCTGTTGGACATTTGACTGTTGGTCGCCCCGGCTTTGTACGATAGCCGGAGCATTCTTTTCGTTCTCCATGGTATGGGAATTTGAATTATTAGAATTGCGAGCCTCCGGCTCAGGGATTATTTCTTCTAGTGCGTAAGGATGTGGAAGGATGGCGGGGTCAATGAGCTGGTCAACGCGCTCTTCTTCCTCCTCCTCTTCTTCCTCGTCCTCCATCTTTTCCTCTTTCTCTTCCTCCTCGGCTTCGGATTTCTCCTCTTTCTCTTCCTCCTCGTCCTTGGCGCCATACGCCTTCTCTTCCTTCTCCTCCTCCTCTTCTTCGGCGCGAACCTCCTCTTCCTCAATCAGTGCCACATCCTCATTAGCGAGAGCAGTCTCCATGCTGCGAAGGCCGACATCAGTGGTTGGGTAGGCACCCTGGGTTGTGGGAGAAACGTCGAACAAAAGATCTACTTCTTTAATTGTACGCAAATTAACACCGTCATCCCTGCGTTCCCACTCATCATCACGGACAGTAAAACCAAAGGAGCTAGTGCTTACGTTGCCCATGCGAATGTTCTCTACGAGATCTTTTGCATAGGATTGATTTCCAATCTCAAAACGGTACTTGAGCCCACGTTTATCGACACTAAGCTCTAAGCCTCGCCCGACACGCGCCAAGGGTTGATTGATGTCGTGATTGAATAGCGCAACAGTGTTGTCCATCCGAGCACCTTTAAATGCACCAGGGGCAACCCGTTCGGCGAACTGCCCACCGATGACCGTCTCATCGTTAAATACGGCAGCGTAGCCCTCAATGACAGGATTCTTGTCGGCAGCCTCACGGACTTCTACAGATCCTGTTAGAATTCGAATTTCTTTCTTGTCTGACATGACTTTACTTTTTTCCTTCGACTTTATTAATGACACCGCTACACCAGCTCTTCATGGAGCTCCCGCCCCACGCCGCATACATAACGCTACCGCAGATTTCTTTGCCATCTTTATCGTAAAACCCACCTGTATTGTAAGTGGCACTTCGGCTCAAGAAGCTAAAGGTTCTTTTTATTGTAGACAGACTAAGCTTTTTTCCGGACGCGATTTGATTAGCACGTTGCCAGCCCACATTCGTCCCGCAAGAAGACCCTTTGTCCTCTTTGTGTTTCAGTGCCTTGCGGGCCGCTGCCTTAGCCGAAGCTGGATATCCCCCGTAACTTTCAGCCATTAGTCTTTCCAAGTAATGGTTGCCGTATCCGGGTTGATAAGAGCCGAGGAGCTGTATGCGTATCCAAAAATGTAGATGCGCTTTCCAACGCGCAGTCGGAAGTCGTCGCCGGAGCTCACACTCGTAGCGGTGGTGGCGTCAAAAACCTGCTTCAGTTCATTAACGATGTGATTCGCATCAAAGCCAGTCGTTGGCTGTTGGGTAACGGCCAGTACAAGATTGGGGAATGCATTGGATAGCGCCAAATACGCCAAAGCCGCTTGAGTGGCAGCGGTCGTGCTGTTCCCAGTCAGACTGCTGGGCCACTGATAGAACATATGGTAGTTCTTACCACCAAAATCGGGAGTGCCAGCAAAGCCTACATCAATTGTGGTCGCGTCATTGGCAGCCGTAGGGTTGTCGTTCTCCCGAACATTCTTAATGAAGTAACCAATTCTAGGCATCGATTTTATTGTTATTAGTCACAGAAGAAGCGAAATCCTCCATCTTGTCCAAAGGTATCATGTTCACTTGGAGGTGGTGGGCATCGCCTCCCTCAACAGGTCCGTACCCTTCTTTCTCTCTAATTTCATTTATTGAGAAAACTCCGTCCTGGAGGAGGGAATGATAATACTTAGCGCGAGTCTCAGTATCACCGCGAAGTAGCGTACTCACATCAAAATAACAGCCTAAGCTCTTGTCGTCGCGAAGTAGCTTGCGTTCAATCTCTAATTCAATACGCCGGACCCAAGGCAAGATGCAGCCCTGCTGAAACTGCAACACCTGCTGCTCGTAGTTGCTGTATGCCGTGTTGCCCTCTAGTCCAATCATAGCCGGAGGAACACCGTAGATGCGGGCGATTTCCTCGGTAGTGTACTTGCGCATTTCCAAGAACTGCAACTGATCAAGAGGGACTGTAAGGGGCTGGTACTGGAAGCCACCACCTAGAATAGCCATCTTGTGGGCATTAGCTACACCAGAGTACTCCCGCTCCCACATATCCTTTGCCTCCTGCATCTGCTCTACGCTAAGGTGCTCCTTGGTAGATAGGATGCCACCCATCATTCCTCCATTCTGGAAAAACCTTGAGCCAAAATCCTGTACAGCCTTTGCCGTCGATAGGTTCTGAAGCTGCTGATGCGTAGGATTAACCCCACGGAACGCTTTTATTTCCAAAACATCCGATGACGGTATCGGCCCTGGGCTATTCTCATAGCTATAGAAACGCTCACCGGTAAGGGGGTCGTCTTCATAGAAAACCCTGCTGCTTGGCAGGTAATAAATCTCTCCTTGATCCCTGTGGATGAATGCATAGCCGGTTCCGTAAAGCAGTGCGTCGCTAATAAGCATCTGCCAAAATTCATAAGCACCAATAAAAGGGTTTGGCTCTTTAGCAATCATCCTGTATGCAGGGTGGTCGTGACGCATAACGCGAGCGCCATGTGAGTCACCTTCAAACTGGACTACGTGCGCCTCTAGACTAGCAATTGTGTCAGCAATCTTACTGGTACAGGCGTATACAGCGCTGAGTTCGAGCGCTCCGCTGCCTCCGCTAAAGCCATCTCCAAAGATGCGCATATAGTTTTGACCCCTCGCGAGCATGTAGTCCGCGTAGTTCTGGCGCTTCTCCGGGAATAAAGCCCGCAGTGCTCGTGAAAAAATACTCGGCTTGCTTTCTGATGCCATGACCGCAAAAGTCTGCGGTGCTCTGTGAGGTTATAGGTCCACGACAGCCATGAAAAAACTGAATCCATCCTCTTGCTCAAATGTTAGGGCTTCACCAATAGACATGATAGCAGCTACCACGCCGTCAATCTTGTCCCCACTCTTGCCTTTGTCAGGTTTAATATTGCCGCTAGGGTCCGTGCGCAGCACCACATTCCCCATCATCCATCGTAACACCGGGTCGCCACCGTGGTGAAGTTTATTGGTCCATAAAGCCTTAGAGAATTCCTTGCTTGGAAAGCTCATTGAGGCAAAACCCTGACCGTATGGGTCGCAAGTAATGCCGTCACCCTCTAAATCACGGATTAGGTTCAAGCTATTCCACCTATCATACGCCACGCCCATGATTTTGTACTTTTCACTTAGGTTGTCACTATCATACTCTACTTTTCCGTCCAATACATAATGACCACTTACAAGTCTACGTATGGAGTTGTAATCCGTTACATTGCCAGGGGTGATGGTAACGTTGTCCAAGTCAGTCAGGTCACCGTAAATAGACGTTTCATCCTTTGCTAACCTGCGTTTAATTGACATTTCAGGTAGGAAATAGTGCATGCTTAAACCCCAGCCATTTTCAGCGTCACCAGTGCATATGGCAAGGGCAGTCATGTCATCAGTAGAAGCTAGGTCTAATCCCATAAATGCTTTTGGTTTGCCTGTCGCACGGTCTATTTCCGCATAGGTATCTGGTGAACAGCAGTTTTCCTCGCTCATAAACGTCGAATCCTCTACCCAAACCTCCTCTGTGCCCACAAATACGTTAAGGTGCTTGACCATAAACTCAGTTATGTTCCTGCCACCATACATCTGTGCGTTGGCAAATTGAGCACGAAGGTGTGACTCGCTGACGCTAACCCCAAGGTTTGGATTGGCCTTGTGCCATGCAGCCTGATCGTCCCATTCGTCCTCCTCATCTACCTCATACGGCAAGATAAGCAGCCTGTCATTGGCCTTACTGCCATCTAACACTGCTTTGCCTGCCCGAATGAACTGAGCGCAGGGTCCATCCGGTACAAAACCAGCAGTCGTAATAGCCAGCATCAAGGGGCTCTTTCGGCTACCCATGGAGCTAGCAAGTACGCGATAAAGGTCACCATTCTTCATGGCGTGAAACTCATCGACGACCGCGAGGTTTAGGTTCAAGCCGTCCAAAGTATTAGCATCCGAGCTCAATGGACGTATAGTACCATCCTTTGGGGCCAAAACCTCGCCTCTACGCACAGTAAAACGCTTGCCTAGGATTGGATTTGTCTTTATGCATCGACACACCTCATCAAACACCTCACGGGCTTGGTCCCGCTTTGTGGCAGCCGTTACCAACTGCGGAGCACCATCCTGGTCTAGTGTAGCCATCGCAAGTGCAATACCTGCTGCTAGCTGTGACTTGCCGTTTTTACGTGCAACAAACAGGTGCGCACTGCTAAATCGCCTGCGATGTGCGTCGGATCGGTCTACCCATCCAAAAATCTGCCCAACAAAGAAGCATTGCCAAGGCTCTAAAAGCATAGGCTGCCCTGCTAGCTCACCGCGTGTATGAACGCAGACCCGCTCAATAAAATTGATGTATCGCGCAGCAGATTCAAAGTTGAAGGTCCACTCCCAATCATCGCGCTGCAAGTCTGTAAGAAACCTCTGACCCGCTAATTGTATGTACTTACCGCATGGAATGCCACCAGTTGTGACTCCTTCCACGTAATTCCATATCCTATCTAGGGCAGAGGTGTCTGAGTTGCCTGCCATTATGTTAAATCGTCAATAGCGTCACCCTCTTGGCTGCGGTCTACAGCTAGGCCACCATTGACAACAGCGCCTAGTATCCTGGTCCTGTCCATTGGACTTAGGCCAAGCTTCGCACTTAACTTCATTACTTGATCCTGAGCCTTGGATAGCGCAGTAAATGCTCCGCTGACATTGCTAGTGCCGTTAGGATACACCTGAATCATGTCATCCACCCCCTGCACTTGCCTTGCAGCCGCTATGTACAAAGCAAGGGACTTGGCTAGCATTGTGACTGTTATTACATCCACAGACTCAATTAAACCCCGGTCCTCTAGGTAGTCAACGACCATAGTAAACAAGCGGTCACCATCAGTGTCTAGGTTAAAAATGGGGCGTAGTTCTACCACTGGAGCCGCATCTTGCTTCTGTTCAGCGGTGGGTGTCAATGCTACCTCAGCGGCTTCACGCATTTGACTTAATATGTCTTTTTTCGTATCAGACACTATATTCAAATGTACAGCTTAATGTGCTACGGTGAATGAGGTCTACGTCTACAAAGTAAGACTCATCAAATAAGCGAATAGTAAAATTGGCTGAATTGTAAGCTAAAGCCGCAGCCTTTACCGCCTCATGGATAAAAGCCGTCTGCTCGGCAGTATCTGAGTAAACCAAGTAGTCAACCCTGTATATTGTAGACGCAGTAGCATTTGTCATTGTAGCCTCATAGTCTACAGTACCCATATTGATGACGATGCCAGGCAACTGCTGCCCTTGGGCACGTTGACTAAATCCAATTTTTGTGGCGGGCACGTAAGCAGTCACGCCTGTGTTTTGGACTACAAGCCTTCGGGCATCGGGAATTAAAAGTGTCAGACTCATTGCGCAAAAAATTTCATCTTCAGGTATCTAGCCCACTCTTCTTTGGTTTCTAACCACACACCTTTAGCAGTGTAGCTAGCTCGTTTGCTGTTGCATGACCGGCAGCTGCCGACAAGATTTTCTTGGTCAAAGAATGCAGACCTGCTGTGCAAAGATGATGATGGTTGGATGTGGTCAGCGTCGGTGCTTTCGGTCATGATCCCAATGTGCTCGCACCAATAGCACACAGGGTACCGATCTAACACCGCTTGCCTAGTGGATTCCCATTCTGCCGTGCGGTACAGTGGGTTGGATGTGCTGACTGAAGCATTGGCGAAAGAGGGCCTGGTCCTGCCCTTCTTTTTTGCCATCCAAGGTTTGGGCTTTGCACGTCGTCGGATATACATGGGAGACTAGGAGACTAGGGGTCGGGAAAGTTTCGTCCCAAGATACAAAGGGGCTGGCGTTCAGGGGTTTAGGTAAATGCCTCACGGATATTTTTTTTCATTACTCCTAGTCTCCATGTCTCCCACCCCCCTGTAACACCAGTAAACACAGGGCTTTGCGCCGGAGACTTACGGGAGACCAGGAGACTTATGATATGATCGGGAGACATAGCGGGAGACATACGGGAGACCAAGAACCCCCCCTACCTAAAAATAGCTGTGATGTGCGAGAAATGACCCGCCGCCGGTCCTTCGACCAACGCGGTATAATTATAGACCACCCCTTATATTCTATCGACGAAAAATATTATATGTTATCTGTAGGATTATTCCTACACGAAATTGTAGGACGATTCCTACAAGATTTGTAAGAGGATTCCTACAAAAAAATGTAAGATTATTCCTACAGACGTGTAAGAGGATTCCTACAGTTGTAAGATAGTTCCTACAACATCATCAGAATTGTCCTACACAAAAAATATCCAAAAAAATTAGGATAAATCCAGGGCGTTCACTATAGCCGTTGCCTTGAAGTCGCTATATGTAGAAAATTTGATATATACAAGCGTTGTGGATAACTATTAAAAAATAAATATGTTAAATAATTAGGATAAACAAAAAACATATCAGGGGCGATTTAAGGGGTCATTTAGCCATTTAGGGGGTAATATGGGCCCTAGGTATGCGAAGGAGTATAATAATCAAAATATGAAGGTTTGGGGTTCAAAAAGTGTATAATATGATATAATGTAACCGATGGATACCCGATTTTAATAGACTAAAAAAAATACGTTATACGTTGTTCGATAAATCGGTGTAATTGATAGATGGATTGCATATAATAATAGACGAAAAAAAAGTGTTAAAAAGCTTGTGCATGTCATTTTTTGGATTAAGGAAAACGGCCATAATAATATTATACACTTTCGTCTATAGAATAAGTTAATTGGTCGTGTTATACCCAATATCTGTCAGGAACAATTCCCACCAAATTAGTATGATATGGATCAGCGGATGCGCTGTTTGTAGGAATATTCCTACAAGAAGCATTTTGGTCAATATTTCGTCGATATAATACGGCAATTGGACCCCTGATTATCATATCTCTGCCATGGAAAATCCAGGTTTGGTCATAGATTATACAGTTTTCATAATTTATTATACATTTTGGTCGATTTAATTAACCTCTCTATCGATGATTATCAACTATCGGACCCAGAATCGAAAAGTTTATTTTTTTGTTCCGAAAAGTTGCCCCTACCTTTACAGCGTCGGAAGACAGGGAGCGCCCTGCATACGACATACCCCATTGGGGTCATGTATAAAGGGACCGCACACCGAACGACAAAGGTGCCCGTTGAAAGGACGTTCTAGGAACGTTGCGGTAAAAAGGACGGAACCCCTCCCCGGACCTACAAAATAGGTTAACCTACATGCAAAGTTTGAAGTTCTTTGACGTATTGAGATAATCCAATAATGTGTAAAGTCTAACCTATTGATTAGGTATTGATTGAGAATACAGGATGCAGATGATGCGAAGGTGTATAATTCCAAGAAAGGGTTCACCGATACCCCCCCAATTGAGGGAGTGGGGGGCGAAGTTCCACAAGGTCAATATTGAAAACGGCGCCGCTTTATACTAGGATGGACAGGGAAATCCAAGAAACCCCCGATAGGTACAACACACGTTTTCCAAGGTTTGCATCCAAGGCCGGTCCTCGAGACTTACGAACCCGATGCAAAAACCCGTTTACAGGTGTACTATACAGACAAGCGTTCTCTATGTGTAGTCGGAGGTTACCTATCCACGGCAAATTATCTAAGTAAGTAAACGCGATACGGGCCACCCCGGGATTGAGTCAGTATCCGGACTCCGCGTTTACAGGTCCCGTGTAGACACTTCGGGAGGGTGCAATTCCCTCCGGGACCGCGACGTGGCAAGTTGCCATATCATTAATAAATTCAACATTATGCAGGTTCGCATATACCAACCAACCATCGAGGGCGATACGTCCATCGAATCTAGCCTGACCATCAAGTTCGGCACATCCACGAGGAGCCTCAACACGCAACTCGGCACACTACTCACGGAAATCTTCGAACGGATGGATTTCTACAAGTCCATGGGTTCACGGCTCTGCACGTGCAATGCCCCCCTGTTGGTCACCTTCAGCACGAAGAATCAGACCATAGACCTCGGGTCTATCGACGAGGAGCTCGTCCACAAGCTCAAGCCCTCGTACAATACCAAGGGTCGAATCCGGTATGCTCGACGCATCGTCAAGTCGGCGAAGTGGATGATTGAGACCCCTGACCGTCTCAACAATACCATCGGTGCCGACGAGCTGATTGCAGGTCTCGAGGCTCAGTTGAAGGACTGATTCTGACAATGGTACTTGGAGGGCACAACGTGCCGGGGGGCTCGATTCCCCCCTACCATCCAACCCCAAAACAAAACAACATGTACCACATCATCCTTTTCATCAGCGTCCCGGCAATCGTCGGGGCGCTCCACCTCTTAAGAAACCTTTAAAATGCCACGTCCACGCATCAAGCGCCGCTCGAATGTTGACCAACGTATCAACGCTGTACTCAAGCAACTCACCCGACACGAAGTTAAATCCGCACAGATCCGCCTGGACATGCGCAAAATTGCCACATCATGACCACCAATCCCGATTACCTCAACACCTCGAACAACTTGCTCAGGCTTCGGCGCTATCAGCGAGCCATCAAGCATCACGATAAGGAATTGTACAGGGAGAACCACGAGTACCTGCTTATCGAAACCTTCTTCTCCATGGACTCTAGCAGACGCCACAAGCTCGCAACCGCTTTCCCATGGCTCAACATGCAATACACAACTTGGATTTGACATGAACCCTCTCAACCCCCGCCCGATGAGCAATCCCAAGCAAATCCAAAAGCAGTTGGCCCGTGAGAAGGCCCACGCGGAACGCATGGCCGCCCCGAACGGCTTCGTCATCTACAAGTACTCCTTCAGTGAGATGAAGCGGATGTACGTCAAGTCTATCTCCGACAGCCTGGACTACGTCGATGAGGTCGAGTACACCGAAGAGAAGTCCGAGGCCCTCGTTCACCCCAACTACGAATCCGCCCGGTGGGACACCGCAGGACGCGACCACCTCGAGTACGTCATCGTCGGCGAGGTCTTCCGCATCGAAAAACTTTAACCCCACATTACGAGACATGAACCTTATGAACCCCCGCACACGTCGGCGCTCATCACCTCTCGACAGGTTGGTGATGCGCAACTCCAATGGCGAGTACCTCGTCAGCTATCAGAGCAAATTGGGCAACTACTTCTTGGTCAAGAGCGACGACCTCGCCGATGCCCGCAGTTTCACAAGAGTACAACGCCGCTTCATCGAGAAAGTTCTCGGATTCACGACAGTAAGATACGGCGATTGTGTACACAACACGACCCCACATTACGACGACCAACGCTAATTACTATGTATCAATACCGCCCCCTTTTCGTACAGATGGAGCAGAATAACGACGGCTCCGACCGCGTCTTCATCGCAGACCTCGACAGCGAGACCAATGAGCCCTGCGACGGCTTGACAATCTCTTACGACTACAGACTCAACACGGCTCGTCAGGTAGCTATCAAGTACCTGAACTCCATTGATGTCTACGTCCACGGCTACACGGTCAACGACGACCACTACATCCTGTACATCACAGACTTCGCATTCATCCTCAATAAACCAACCACCTCAAATGGCTAAAGCAAATGGCCCCCTGGCATACGCCAAGCTGATTCAACAGTCGGGCGACATCAGTCCTGTACACTTCGCCTACCTCGTAGGAATCCTCCACACAGCTCTCGAGCATGCCTTCAAAAATCGACAGGCAGAACTTGACGAGAAGATCCGCGCAGGTGTCAACTACATCGTCAACCCGCACTTCGAGAAGCGCATGATTGAGGAGTTGTACTTCTTGGTCAACCAAGCTCAAGAGCACATGGACGGCTCGAAGGGCTCTATCAGCAAAATCAATTACCGCGACCTCTTGCACGAGTACAATCTTGAGGAAGCACGAAAGCAACACCCCCTGAAATCATGAGTAACAAACATCCCGACGGGTACATCCCGAAAATCAAGTATTGGAAGTCACGCCTCGAATCTGCTACGACCTCGTATGACAAGGCAAAGGCAAACTCAAAGCTCGCCTACTTCGTCACTCAACACACCTCGAAGTACGGGCCTCTCAATACGGAAGAGCTCAGTCCCCCTGATTGGAATACACAAGCCAACTACGACAGGCTACGCCGAGAGGGCGGCGGGTCGTTTTACACAGCCCTCATCGACGCCTTCTTCAAGGCTGACAACAACAACAAGCCTCGCCTTGTC